ACATGTTTACGATTAGGTAGTAGGATTATTGGTAAATGCATGATGGGCTCAACTTCAAATGCTTTAGATAAGGGTGGAGAAAACTTTAAAAGATTATACAATGCCTCAGATGTCACAAGAAGAAATAGAAATGGTCAGACAAAGTCTGGTTTATACTCTCTTTTTATCCCAATGGAATGGAACTATGAAGGCTTTATTGACGAGCATGGAGTTCCAGTATTTACTGCTCCTGATATCGACAGATTCGCACCAGACGGTGAATTAATAGATGTAGGCGTAATAGATAACTGGCAAAACGAAGTAGATGGTTTAAAAGATGATCATGACGCTTTAAATGAGTTTTACCGTCAGTTTCCAAGAACTACAGAGCATGCGTTTAGGGATGAGAGTAAAAACAGTATATTTAACCTTACAAAAATATACGAGCAGATAGACTACAACGAGGAGATGGTTAGAACGCTAGGTGTTACTCAAGGTAATTTTCAATGGGTTAATGGAATCAAAGATTCTCAAGTTATATTCTATCCAGATCCAAAAGGAAGGTTTAAAGTTAGTTGGGTTCCACCAGTGAACTTGCAAAATAAAATGTACTTAAAAAACGGAGTTAAACACCCTGGCAACGAGCACATGGGGGCTTTTGGTTGTGATAGTTACGACATATCAGGTACAGTAGATGGTAAGGGATCTAAGGGAGCTTTACACGGTTTAACCAAGTTTAGTATGGAAGACGCTCCAGCAAACAGTTTCTTTTTAGAATACTTATCAAGACCGCCAACAGCTGAGATGTTCTTTGAAGATATGTTAATGGCTATAGTGTTTTATGGTATGCCAATACTAGCAGAGAACAATAAACCTAGACTGTTATATTATTTAAGAAGAAGAGGATATAGAGGTTTTAGTATGAATAGACCTGACAAAGTTTGGAACAAATTATCCGTTGCAGAAAAAGAAGTTGGAGGAATTCCTAACTCTAGTGAGGACATTAAACAAGCCCATGCTGCTGCTATTGAGATGTACATACAAGCTCACGTTGGTATACAACAAGATGGTTCGCACGGGGATCTGTACTTTAACGAGTTGTTAAACGATTGGAGTAGATTCGATATAAACAAAAGAACAAAGTATGATGCTACGATAAGTTCTGGGTTAGCTATTATGGCTTGTAATAGACATTTATATGTTCCTAATGCTAAGATAGAAAAACAACAGGTAAACCTTAACTTTGCTAAGTATAGTCAAGGTGGTAATATGAGTAAAATAATTAAAAAATAAAAATGGCTGAATCAACTATAAATAGACATTTCCCGAGTCAAGTCGTTAGTGACTTAGAAAAAATGAGCTTTGATTACGGTTTAAAAATCGCTAAAGCAATTGAGCATGAGTGGTTTTCAGAGTCACACGGTAGTAGTGGTAGGCATAATTATAACACTAATAAGTTTCATCAATTAAGATTGTACGCTAGAGGCGAGCAGTCTATACAAAAATATAAGGATGAGTTATCTATAAACGGTGATTTGTCCTATTTAAATTTAGACTGGACACCTGTTCCAATTATATCTAAATTTGTTGATATAGTTGTAAATGGTATTGCTGAAAGATTATATGATGTAAAGGCTTATTCACAAGATCCTTTTGGAGTTGTTAAAAGAACTGAGTATATGAAAAATATACAAAAGGACATGCAGTTGAAGGAATTTAATGAGTTCGCCAAAACAGAGTTTGGTATAACAACTAAGGAAAGTGATATTGAAGAGTTACCAGCTACAGAAGAAGAGTTATCACTTCACATGCAGTTGAATTATAAACAAGCTATTGAACTCGCCGAAGAACAGGCGATCAACATGCTTCTAAGGGGAAACCAATACAACGACACAAAAAAGAGATTTTACCATGATTTAACAGTGCTTGGTATAGGTGCGGTTAAAACGTCATTTAACACATCAGAAGGTGTTGTTATAGATTACGTTGATCCAGCAAACTTAGTTTACTCTTACACTGAATCGCCTACCTTTGATGATATATATTACTGCGGAGAGGTTAAGTCTATCCCAATAAATGAATTGGTAAAACAATTTCCTTACTTAAAACACGAGGACTTAGAAGAGGTGTCAAACAGTAGTTCTGGTATCCATCAAACCACTAACTCTAGAAGTATAGACTCAGACAACAATAAAGTGGACATTCTGTACTTCAACTATAAAACCTACATGAACGAGGTTTATAAGATGAAAAAATCAGGAGCTGGTGGTGAGAAGGCTATTGAGAAGGACGATTCATTTAACCCACCAGAAGATGATAGATACGAAAAGGTTGCTAGGTCATTAGAGTGTTTGTACGAAGGAGCTTATATTCTTGGTGCTAATAAGCTCGTTAAATGGGAGAGAGCTAAGAACATGATGAGATCTAAGAGTGATTATACTAAAGTTAAGATGAATTATAGTATAGTGGCTCCTAGAATGTATGAGGGTAGAATTGACTCTTTGGTTAACCGTATAACTGGGTTTGCTGATATGATACAACTAACTCATTTAAAGATACAACAAGTAATGTCAAGGATGGTTCCTGATGGTGTGTATTTAGACGTAGATGGTTTAGCTGAGGTTGATTTAGGTAATGGAACGAACTACAACCCACAAGAAGCTTTAAACATGTTCTTCCAGACAGGTAGTATTGTTGGTAGGTCGTTTACTCAAGATGGCGATGGTAATCCAGGTAAAATACCTATTCAAGAATTAAACAACGGACAAGGCGCCGCTGGTAAGATGCAAGGTTTGATACAAACATACAATTATTATCTACAGATGATAAGAGACGTAACCGGTCTTAATGAAGCTAGTGACGGATCGACTCCAGCGGAAAGATCTCTAGTAGGTGTTCAGAAGATGGCGGCGGCAAATTCAAACACAGCAACTAGACATATATTAAATGCTGGGTTATTTTTAACAGCAGATGTAGCTGAACAGTTATCACTTAGAATTTCAGATATTATAGAATATTCTCCAACAAAAAATGCTTTTATAGAATCTATTGGAGCTCACAACGTGGCGACATTAACAGAGATGTCAGAGTTACATTTATATGACTTTGGTATATTCTTAGAATTAGAACCGGACGAAGAGGAAAAAGCTTTGTTAGAAAATAATATACAAACGGCGTTATCCCAGCAGAGTATACAACTAGAAGATGCTATTGATTTAAGAGCTATTAAAAATGTTAAGCTAGCTAATCAGTTGTTAAAACTAAGAAGAAAGAAAAAGGGAGAGGAAGATCAGAAGAATCAAAAAGAACAAACTAGAGAGCAAGGGAAAGCCCAGGAAGGTGTAGCAGCTGCTCAAGCTAAAGCTGAAGCGGATAAACAAAAGTCTATCATGCAAACGCAATTGAGGGTTGAGGAAATCAAGACTACTGGTAAAGCTCAGATACTAGACCAAGAAGCTGCTATTAAAGAAAAGCTAATGAAATTAGAGTTTCAGTATGCAATGCAGTTAAAGCAATTAGAAGCAAAAACTAAAACGGAAACACAGTTGTTGGCTGAGAACCGTAAGGACGATAGAACAAAAATGCAAGCAACACAACAATCAGCAATGATTGATCAGAAGGAAAACCAAAAACCATCTCAAGACTTTCAAAACCCAAGTGGTGGTTTAGGAGGGTTTGATTTAGGTATGTAAAATTATTAACTATTATTATATTATATTATGGCAAAAAAGAAAAAAGAAGAGCCAGTTGTAGACAACGAAACTGGTTCATTAAAAGTAAAAGAAAAAGTAGAGAAACAACCAGATGGTAACGAAACAACAGGTGACGTTACTAAGGTTAAAGAAAAAATGAAAATGAAACCTGAAGTTATTGAAGAGACAGTAACTAAGGTTGATTTAGGCAATCCACCAGAGGAAAAACCAGTTGAAGAAGTTAAACCCGAAACTGAAGTACAGGAGGTGGAAAAACAAGACACACCAGCGTTGGAAGAAATTACTAACGAAACTGTAGAAGAAGTGGCTAATGTAGCTGCTGAAGCTATTAAAGAATCTATGGAAGCTGGTCAACCCTTACCAGAGAACATTCAAAAGTTAGTTAACTTTATGGAGGACACTGGTGGAGATTTAAATGATTATGTTAAGTTAAATCAAGATTATGCTGAGTTAGATAATCAAGATTTACTTCACGAGTATTATAAAAAGACAAAACCTCATTTAAACAACGAAGAAATTAACTTCCTAATGGAAGATCAATTCTCATTCGACGAAGATGTAGACGACGATAGAGAAATAAGAAGAAAAAAATTAGCGCTTAAAGAGCAAGTTGCCAGCGCTAAAACTCACTTGGAAGAGACCAAATCCAAATACTATGCAGATCTTAAAAGTGGATCGAAGCTCACAAGCGAGCAACAAGAAGCTATTAATTTCTACAACAATTCACAGAAGGAGATAGAACAACATGAGAACGCTAAAACAAACTTCTTAAATAAAACCAATAGGTTTTTTGGAGACAAATTCAAAGGTTTTGAATACAACGTCGGAGATAAGAATTATAGGTTTAACGTTAATGATGTAAGTAAAGTAAAAGATACGCAGAGTGACATTAACAATTTCATAGGAAAGTTTCTTGATGAAAAAGGTTCGATGGCAGACGAAGCGGGT